GACGACAGAGTTAAAATCTGGAGTCCAACCAAAAAGAAATTATATGGTTGTGCCGAAATTCTATTGGAATATGGCATTAGTTGTAAGAACTTTATCAACTATAGAGTAATGGAAGGTGATACAAGTGACAATATTGATGGCATTTATGGTGCAGGATTAAAAACTATTATCAAGTGTTATCCTATTCTTACAGAAGATAAACAGTATACGTTACAGGAATTATATAATTATAGTGATAGTCATAAAGGTAAATTGAAGTTATATGATAGTGTGTTAGAAAACAAAGATGTTATGCAACGTAATTATGATTTAATGCAGTTGCATGATACTCAAATTCAAACATTCTCGCAATTGAGAATCAATGAAATTATGGAAAAACCAATTTCTAAATTGGACAAATTTGGTTTTGGTAAATTGTTGGTGGAAGATTGTATGCAAAATAATTTTCCAAATAGTATGATATGGTTGAATGAAGTGTTTGGAAAAATCAATTCAATGGTTCTGTAAAAAATCTTGGTTTACAGAAAAAGTGTGGTATGGTTGGTATAGATAAATTATAAAAAATATGTCAGAAAAAATTGTAGATAACCTAAAAAAATTCGGATCTGAATTCCAAATCAAATGTATTAGTGGTTTGGTGTCAGATAAAACATTTATTGAACGAATCAGTGATATCTTGGAACCAGATAGTTTTGAGACGGATGCACATAAATTTATCGTTAAAGAAACGATTAGTTATTTTCTTCAATATAAAGATTTGCCAACCTTGGCAGTTTTTAAGGTTAAAGTAGATAGTATTGAAAATGATTTACTAAAACAGTCAGTTGTAGAACAACTTCGTTTAGTTTATCAAAAAATCAGTGATACTGATTTGAAATACATCAAAGAACAGTTTCTTGAATTCTGTAAAAATCAGAAAATCAAGAATGCTATTATGGAAAGCGTTGATCATTTAAAGAGTGGTCAATATGATAAAATCAAACATGTAGTTGATATTGCGATGAAAGCAGGTATGGAACGTAATATTGGACATGAATACATGGTTGATATTGAACAACGTATGAGTCAAATGGCTCGTAAGACAGTTAAAACAAACTGGACAGAAATCGATACTCTTATGGATGGTGGTCTTGCTGGAGGTGAACTTGGAATTATTACTGCTTGTGCTGGTAGTGGTAAGAGTTGGGTTCTTGCTAAGATGGGTGCAGAAGCAATGAAACAAGGCAAGAATGTATTGCATTATACTTTGGAATTGAATGAAAACTATGTTGGTCTACGTTATGATGCTTGTTTTACTGGAATTGATTTCCAAAACATTCGTAACAACATTGATATTGTTAAGAAGAAGATTGCAGAAGTGCCTGGTAAATTGATTATTAAGTACTTTCCAATCAAAACTGTATCTGCTCATAGTTTGAAGTTACATGCTGATCGTATTCAAACTCTTGGAACTAAGATAGATCTTATTATTGTTGACTATGCTGATATTCTTCGTCCATCACAAAGTGATCGTAATAGTAACAGTTATAGTGAAGCCGGTGGTATTTATGAAGAACTACGTGGTGTAGCTGGTGAAATGCAAGTTCCAATTTGGAGTGCTTCACAGAGTAATCGTGCTGCTATGGATGAAGATATTATTCAAGCAAATAATATTTCTGACAGTTATCGTAAGATTATGACGGCGGACTTTGTTATTTCACTAAGTCGTAAGATGTCAGACAAACAAGCTAATACCGCACGGTTCCATGTAATTAAGAACCGATTTGGTCCAGATGGTGTAACATTCCCAGCTAGAATGAATGCAGGATGTGGAGATATCAGAATCTTCGCAGAAAATAGCCGTGAAGGTATGGGTATCTTGAATGAAATGAGTCAAGAAGAAAATGTGGTTAAGAAAATGATAAGCAACAAGTGGAATGCTCATAGTACAGAGGATAGTGAATAACCTATATATCAATCAAAGGAGAAAAAGTTTCTATAAAATAAGATTTTTATAAAGTTTTATTTTGGTCTTTTTCTCCTTTTTTGGATAATTATTTTTTACCCATATGAATAAAGAAATTTTTATAAAGAAGCGTAACGGAAATTTGGAAAAATTTAGTGCGGATAAAATCAATAAGGTTTTACAATGGTCAACTGAAGATATCAAAAATGTTAGTTTTGAAGAAGTCGCAATGAATGCACATTTATCATTTTTTGATAAGATGTCTTCTGGTGATATTCATACAATGCTAATTGAAGCGGCATCAAATTTAATCAGTGAACAAAAGCCTAATTATCAATATGTTGCATCAAGATTATTAAACTATAGATTAAGAAAGAATGTATGGGGTGGTAAAAATCCTCCTAAACTACATGATTTGGTTCAATCTAATATTGAATCATTGGTCTATGATGGTGAAATTCTTAATTGGTATAGTAAACAAGAATTTGATAAATTAGACGAATATCTAAAACATGATCGTGATCTTAATTTCACTTATGCTGGAATTAAACAATTGTGTGATAAATACTTGGTACAAAATAGAGCAACTAAACAGATATATGAAACACCACAGTTTGCATATATGTTGATTGCAATGACTTTCTTTAAAGATTATAAAGAAAACCGTATTGAATATGTAAAGAAGGCTTATAATTACTTTAGCAAACATAAAATTAATCTACCTACTCCAATTATGGCTGGTGTAAGAACTCCAATGAAGAGTTATGCTAGTTGTTCATTATTTACTGTAGATGATAATTTACGTAGTATTTTCAGTAATATCAGCGCAGTTGGTTTTGCTACTGCTAGTCGTTATGGTATTGGATTGAATTTATCAAGACTACGTGCTACAAATGCTCCAATTCGTAATGGTGAAGTAATGCATACAGGTCCAATTCCATTTGCTAAAGCATTTGAAGCTACTGTAAAGAGTTGTCATCAAAATGGAATTAGGGGGGGTAGTGCCACCGTCAATTTTGCATGGTTTCATTATGACATTCTAGATATTCTTGTATTGAAGAACAATCAAGGAACTGATGACAATCGTGTTCGTAAGTTGGACTATTGTATTGGATTAGATAAACTAATCTTTGAACGGTTCTTGAAAAATCAAGATATTACATTGTTTAGTTACCATGAATGTCCTTCACTATGGAATACATTTGGATTAGAAGGATTCAAGGAAAAGTATGAAAAGGCTGAAGCCAACAAGAACATTAAGTTCAAGAAGAAAGTTCCTGCTCGTGAATTGATGGGACTACTTGCTAAAGAACGTCTTGAAACAGGTCGTATTTATACCATGTTTGTGGATCACGCAAATGAACATGGTAGTTGGTTGGATCAAGTGGATACAAGCAATTTATGCCTAGAAGTGCATCATCCATTAATTCCAATTAATGATGTTAATGATAAGGATGCTGAAATTGGTGTTTGTATCTTGGCTGCATTGAATTGGTTGGAAATCAAAGATGATGAAGAAATGGAAAGTGTTTGTGACATTATTGTTAGAATGTTGGATGCTTTGATTGAACATCAAGATTATTTCGTACCAGCAGCAGAAAACTTTGCTAAGAAACGTCGTAGTCTTGGTGTGGGTGTAAGTAACTTGGCTGCTCTATTGGCTAAAGAAGATTTAAAGTATTGGGACAAGGATGCTCCTAATTTTGTTGCAAAGTGGATGGAAAAGACTAGTTACTATCTAATCAAGGCTAGTGTTGAAATGGCAAAAGAACTTGGTAAGTGTGAAAAGTTTGATCGTACTAAGTTTAGTCAAGGAGTATTGCCAATTGATACTTATAAACGAGATATTGATGAATTTATTACTGAACCGTTACATATGGATTGGGAAGCGCTTCGTGCAGAAATCAAGAAGTATGGTATGAGACACAGTACACTTACTGCTTGTATGCCAGTAGAATCTAGTTCAGTAATTCAAAGCAGTACAAATGGTATTGAACCACCTCGTAGTGCTATTAGTTTCAAGGGAAGCAAGAGCAATATTTTGCCCGTGGTAATTCCTAATATTGACAAGTATAAGGATAATTATACATTTGCTTTTGATATGCCAAATAATGAAGGTTATTTGAAGGTTGCTGCTGCTATTCAAAAATTTACAGATATGAGTATTAGTACAAATACTTATTATGTACCATCTCGTTATGAAAAGAATAAAGTTCCTGTTCAAGAAGTGATTAAGGATATGTTATTGGCTTACAAGTATGGGCTTAAGAATTTGTATTATGCTAATACTGATGATGGTGATAAACAAACTGTTATGAATGAAACCGAAATAAAACAACCAATAGTACAAGAATCCGGTTGTGAAAGCGGAGCTTGTGCTTTATAATAGGAGAACAAAATGAAAACAGTATTAAATAAGAAAAATATAGATCAGTTGAGAAACCCAATGTTCTTGGGGGAAGATTTATCATTACAACGATATGATTTAATCAAGTATCCTAAATTCTATGATTTGTACGATCAACAATTAAATTTCTTTTGGCGACCACAAGAAGTTTCACTTGTTAAAGATATTAGTGATTATAAGAATCTTTCACCAGAAGAACGATTTGTTTTTGATAGTAATCTTAAGTTTCAGACTATGACTGATAGTATGTTGAGTCGTAGTATTCATGAATTAACAAAGCGTTGTACAAATAGTGAGTTGGAAATTTGTATGAATGCGTGGAGTTTCTTTGAAACCATTCATAGTAACAGTTATACATATATTCTTAACAATGTTTATCCAGATGCAACCAAGTTTTTTGATAGTATTTTGGATGATGAAGAAATTGTTAAAAGAGCTACTGCAATTAGCAAGAAGTATGATGAACTGTTGGCACCGTCAGATGATGTTAAACAACAATTGTTTGATGCTGTATTGGCTACTCAGATTACAGAAGGATTGATATTTTATGTATCATTTGCTTGTAGTTTTTACTTTGGATATCGTGGAAAGATGGAAGGTAATAGTAAGATTATTAAGTTTATTAGCCGTGATGAAAATCTACATGTAGCTATTACCCAGAATATTATGAAGAACTGGATTAATAATCCAGATGAAGGATTCCAAGATATCGTTAAAAAGAATGAAGATAAGGTATATGCGGCTTATGAAATGGCAGTAAATGCTGAAAAAGAATGGGCAGATTATCTATTCAGCAAGGGTAGTTTGATTGGATTAACTGCTGAAAGTCTAAAAAATTATGTTGAATGGTTGGCTAACAATAGATTAACAAGCATTGGATATAAGAAACTGTATCCGCATGTGAAATCAAATTCTTTATCTGGATGGTTGGATAGTTACTATGACAGTAAGAAACTACAAGTTGCTCCTCAAGAAACTGAATTGAGTAGTTATGTTAAAGGCATAGATAATACCATCAGTGAAAACGCTTTTGACGATTTTAAATTATAATAAATTATTTTGAATAATGTCCATAAGTTATATATTTATTCTATATAATTTATGGACCAAAATATTGTATTATCTTTAATTGGAATTGTGCCTGCTGTAATCGCATCAATCGTAACATACGGTGTTTCTGCAAAGAAAACCAAAGTGGATGTGATTAAAATGATAAATGATTCCAGTGCTAAATTGAGAGTGGAAGTTAAGTTAGAATTGGAAGAATGTAGGAAAGACAGAGAATCTATAAGAAGTGAATTGAGTGTATATAAGAAAGAAAATGAGTCTATAAAGAAGGAATTGGAAGAACAGAAGAAAGAAAATTCACAATTAAAGAGTGATTTAAATGAATTTGAAATTAAGTTGGATGCTGCAAATGATTTAATTTCAAAGTTAGTTGACAGTAAAGTTTCAAAAAAAAAGTTTACACGGTAAAATAGTCTGATAAACTTGTTAGATGGTAGAAGAAAAGTATTGCGACACATCTTTAATATTCTTAAAGTCAATAAACAAGAATATTGCTAAGAATCTTATTATAAAGAACCATTATACGCATAAATGGACACTTTGTACTGTTGCGTATGGTGTTTACTATAAAGAATATGTTGAGAGTACATTCTTTGGTGGATTCAACGCAAAATTAATTGGTGTATTAGTATATGGAAACAGTGTTGGTAGGAATGCTGGTAATAGTATCACTCCACTACTTACTAATGATAATGTGTTAGAATTAACACGGTTGTGGATAGAAGACGGATATGGTAAGAATATTGAAAGTTATTGTATTGCGGATAGTTTCCGTCAAATAAACAAAGATTATCCTATAATCAAGTGTATTTTAAGTTATGCTGATAGTGAAGTGGGACATACAGGTAAGATTTATCAAGCCACTGGATTTATATATCAAGGCGACAACTATGTGGATATAGCGTTGATGCCTAATTACAGTATAAGTTTAGTCGGACCACCTGATTATAGTTGGATACATAGTAGAACTGTATTTTCTAAATGGAAAACTCACAATGTGGACAAGTTAAAACAACGAATTTGTAGGACATTTTGGCGTAAAAAAGAAAGCGGCAAACATAGATATGTCAAATTTATATCCAATAAGATAGAAAATAAGAAATTGATTAAGTCTCTTAAGCACCCCTCCCACCCCTATCCTATTGTCGGTGGGTATAAAGAAGATATAAAAGAAATAAAAGTTGAAAATACCGACGAACAATCTTTTTTTTAATGATATTTATATAGAAATATGAATATTAGTGAATTTAAGAAATTGATCAAGGAATGTATTCTTGAAGTTAAAGTGAAAAGATCTGTAAAGAATCTAATTAAAGAATCATTGAAAGATGTAAAAGTTGAAAAAGGTGAATCTCTTCATTATAAGATGGAAGAATTAGCCGATGAAGTAAAAAAATTATATAAAGATGTAGAAGTGGTATTAGATGACGCTGGTTATTACAATGTATGTTCATGTAACCCACACCATTTTAAAATTTATCCAATGACAGATGACAATTTTACCGTAACATATATGAAAGATAATACTGATAGAATCAAAAAATTTAATTTAACTTTTTCTGCATTAAAAGAATTTATTACAGAAACACTCAAAACAACAGTTGGTAACTATGTTCAAAAAGCATTCTATAAGAATGTTAAAAATAATGAGGACAAAGAATCTAAAAAAGAACAAGGTCCAGAACAAACCAAGAAAAAGATTGAAGTTAAAGATCAAGTTGAAAAGAAAGAAGATCAACCAGATCAACCAATGAAAACTGTTGAAAAGTTCAAAAAGTTATCTGAATTTCCTGTAAAAGGTGAAAAAGCTTCTTATAAGTATCCAAAACAAACTGATAAGAAATTGACTGTCAAACCAAAGACATTCAAGGGTAAATCAAACAAAAAGAAATAATATGAAAAACAATATCGCATTGGGTTTGGCTGCATTAGTAGCACTTACCAATGTAAAAGTAAATGCAGGTGACAGAGAGTGGGCCACAGTTGGTAAAGTTCTTACTGGTGTTGCTGCTCTTCATGTAGTTGAAAGGATTATATGTCCTCCTCAACCACAAGTAGTATATGTACATCAACCAGTTGTAGTTCAAACTGCTACTGTTGTACATTATGTTCCAGCTCCACAAGTTGTTTATGTACAAGTTCCACAAGTTGTATATGTTTCGCAACCTGTTTATTATCATCAACCAGCTCCGGTGGTAGTTGTTCATGGACATAATCACGGACATTGGCACAGACGTTAAAATCAAAAAATCAAGTTTAAACGAGAGACTGTTGGATCAAACCAACAGTTTTTTTATTTTTTTGTTGACGGCTTGAAAAATCTG